GTTGCTTACTCATTTATATTGTGTCCTTTTTATGTTTACAGTTATCGTTATGCCATCTATTGATATTTGTTTTTGTTGTTTCCATTCCGCAATGATTGCATATCGCTTTATTATTTCTTGTTTTTTCCCCAATGTATCTTTTGTGTTCGTCTGTTCTTATATATGTTTTAACTTTAACTCTAACATATGGGTCTATCTGTTCACATAGTTCATATCGTATTTGTTTACCCTTACAGTGCCCAAAATCTCCATCGGCGGTATATTTTACATTAGACGGGTTAGTTTGTAAATCATCAGCACATTCAGTTAATGTAATATATGATTTACAAAACGTTCCATCTAAATTATAAGTATGCACAGGAACACCCCGGTCTGCAATCATCGCGGCTTTTGACGAGGCCGCGATTTGTGCTTTTTTTTCTGCGGTATGTTTTTTTCCTAACATTCCTTTTGGGTGTCCATTTTCTGCTAACCAATCTTTTCTATATTCAGATGCCTTTCTTCGTAACCAACCAAATAGTTTGTTATTAACTCTCTGTTCTGTATTGTGCGTTGTCATTATAACTGCGGCATTTATTAATGGCGGGCTATTTGGATATATTTTTATTAACAACTGATGAGCAAGGAAATGTTCTTCGGGTGTTAGTATTGCTAAATTTCCTTTATCATCAGTTCCTCCTAAGCATTTTGGGATAATATGATGTTTTTCAACATATCCTTCTAATACTCGGGTTTTACTTCGTTCAATTAATAGATCGTAGTGTTTTTTTGTAATTCATACTATTACTTATCAATTAAACAATAATAACTACTATTATCTGATTGATTACAACTTGCAGGCCAGGCAATCCTCCTCATCTTCGTAAACAGTAACCGGTTCAGATATTAATGTTTTTTGAGTGGTCGTTAATACGTGTTTAGCGTCAGTTTTGGAGATTAGGCTATAATAAATTGTCTTCAGACCCCACTTATACGCTAACATTAGAT